CAGACAACAGCGGCTTTGTCGTCAATCAAGAAGCCACGGCTAACGCCAACGTCAACGGGGCTACCTATATCGGCCTCGCTATCGCCTGATCACCATGGAACTCCGCAACCGCACCACCGGCGCCGTCGTCACTGAAGACGAGTTTCGCCGCTCCAATCCAAACACCAGCTTTCCACCGCAGCTGACCGCTGAGATCATCAGCGATTTCGGCTACGACCCTGTGCTGGAAGGCCCCCAAGCCACCACCGTGCCGCCCTACCAGTACAGCCAGCGCGACGGCGTGGTGGAGGTGAACGGACAGTGGTTCACGCACTACATCGCTGGTCCCGTCTTCCAGGATTACACCGACGACGAAGGCGTGGTGCATACCGCCGCTGAGCAGTACGAGGCATACTGTTTCGCCAAAGACGCTGAGCAGGGCAAAGTTGTCCGCGAAGATCGCAACCGCCGTCTAGCCGAATGTGACTGGACTCAGCTTGCTGATAGCCCGCTTGATCCTGATGGCAAAGGCGCTTGGCAGCTCTACCGCGAAACGCTCCGCATGGTGCCGCAACAGGAAGGCTTCCCTTGGAACGTGCAGTGGCCGCCCAAGCCCGGTGATAACTGACGGCGATAGATTGGTAAAGTCGGTTTAGTTGTCTACATTTCAGCGTGGCAGTTAAGGCAAAGACCGGCACTGGGCGACTGGAACATCAATCTGGTCGCCCCAAAACTACCCGTCAAGGTTTTGGCCAACACAGCCGCCCACGCCGTCGCGGCAAGAAAAAACTTGTCGGTCAAGGTCGATAAACTACCTTTGTAGCCTGTTGCTGCCATGATTGAAATCATCGCCGCAGTAGCGGGCGCTTCTATTTCAGTAGCTGCTATGGGTGCAGCAGGTTTTACGCGTAAGTCTGATGAAGCACGCGAAGCTGTAATCAGGCTGACAAGCGCAGTAGAGCATATTGCTACTCAACTTGAAGTATTACATCAAGACATCAAAGATGATCGCAAGGAAACATTTACGCGATTATCGACGGTAGAACAGCGAGTCTCTAAGCTGGAAGCAAGACCACCAGTCTGTTAATCATGGATCCCACAACCGCTGCAGTTATTGCGATCATCATCGCTGCAGGCTCTGAAATCATTGCGATTCTGCCGATCAAAGAGAACGGTTGGATTCAGTTAATCCTTAAAGCCCTGAAGGTAGTTTTCCCAAAGCGCTGAAGACTGACACCGTATGGCTAGTGCGGTTCGGCCAAAAGACTTGGCGTGATCACCTGCGCAAGGCTGCACAGGATTACAAGTTTGAGAAAACGCTAGGTCCAAGGCTGAATCGCGCAGAAGCTAACTGGCTAGCGGATCAGTCAGTAACACCAAAACCTGTTGTGGTGCATGAACCGCCTGATGATGAGCTACAAACCAGCGAAAGCCGGAAGCTAGGCGGTGCCATGCAAATTAAAGCACCTTGGCTTGATCAATGAGCACGATTCAACTGCGTGATGCTGCCAAGCATTTCAAGAGCTTGCCGCATCAGTTAGCTGCATGGGACTGGCTGCAGGAGCAGTTGTCTGCTGATGCGATCAGTCAGTTTGCTGATTTGTACCGCGCTGATCCGCTACCTAAACAAACGCTGCCACCTGCATGGTTGGCACCGAGTTTGAAGATTATCAAAAAGTGGGAAGGCTGCAGGCTGGAAGCGTACCAGTGCGCTGCTGGTGTGCCGACCATTGGGTATGGGTCTACCAGGCTGATTGATGGGCCTGTTCGCATGGGCGACAAGATCACGCAGGAGATAGCAGACGAGATGCTGCAAAACGAGGTCGAACACCTGTTTGCGCCTGGTGTTTTCACCTTGTTGCCACTGGCGAAGAAATGGCGTCCTGAGCAGCAAGCTGCCATTATCAGCTTTGCTTACAACGTCGGGCTTGGTGCCGTAGAGGAATCAACGCTACGTAAGCGTTTATTGGCTGGAGAGGACGCTAACAAGGTTGTGATTGAGGAGCTGCCACGTTGGAATAAGGCTGGCAGCAAAGTGCTCGAAGGGCTTGTTAACCGTCGCAAGGATGAGGTTGCGCTGTTTATTGGTGGACAACCTAAACAGCAGTCTGCCGTGAAGCTGCGTCCTGCCTCACCGTTTGATGCCAAGCTGACACCGCACATCGCTATTGGTGAGTTTGCGCTTTATAAAGAAGACCGGCGGTTCGCTGCTGATTATCAGATCAAGACTGCAGCAGAGTTAGCTGAGTTTCTAGAAAAGGTGCGGGCACAGTTTGGGGGCAAACCCATCATCATTACCAGCGGCTACCGTCCACCTGCAATCAATCGAATGGTTGGAGGCGCTAGCAGCAGCGAACACCTGTTTGATGCGCCTGATGTAGGTGCGGTTGACTTTTACGTCAAGGGTGAAGACATCTACAAAATCCAAGCGTGGTGTGACAAGAATTGGCCTTATAGCGTAGGCTATGGAGCGCCAAAGGGCTTTTTGCATCTAGGGATGCGCCAAGGTCGCCCTAAAGTCCGCTGGGATTACTGATGATCATTCCTGACCACGAAATTGCCAGACTGTGTAAGCAGCAGTCAATGGTTGTGCCGTATAACCCTGAGCTGCAAAATCCTGCCAGCTTAGATGTAACTCTTGGCAATATTTTGCTGATGGAGTTTGATGATACGCCTGAGCTGCAGCCTGTTCACATTTCAATCTGCACCCAGGACCAGCCATTCCTTTTACAACCTGGCGCTTTTTGCTTGGCTCAAACGAAAGAAGTTTTTAACCTGCCTGATTACATTGCCGCGCAGTTTGTACTCAAATCATCCAGAGCACGCGAAGGATTAGAACACTTGCTTGCAGGGTATTGTGATCCTGGCTGGAATGGGTCAGTGCTGACACTTGAACTGCAAAATGCACGTCAAAAACATCCGGTCAAATTATGGCCTGGAATGAAAATTGGTCAGATGGTCTTTCACGCCATCGCCGGAAAGCCTGAGCGAACCTATGCAGAGACTGGACGCTATAACGGTGACCTAAAGGTTACTGCGTCGCGCGGCTAAGTAAAACTCGCAAGCTTGGCGGTAGTGCCATTCTGCCGCCCAGTCGTGTTTATACTCCCTGACCATTCCTGCATAGGTAACGTACCATCGATAACCGTGTGGTGTAACCATCTTTTCCAGTTTTGGTGGTTGCATTTGGCTACCCTGCAGGAATACGCACTACCGCTATGTCGTGGGGCAAGTGGATGATTGTAGAGTTCTCCATTGAGGAAGAACTACAGATAGAAAGCCAAGCGAGAAGCGTACTACATTGTGGCGACTCAAAAGAAGTTGCCAGATTATGTTCCTCGCTTGTTAAACAGAATGCGTATTATCAGAAGCTGCTACGTCAAGCTACTGGGCATATTGCCGAGCTTGAGATGATTGCGATCCTTGGCGACGATGCTAAATCACAGTGCGCGTCTGATGGTTCGGATCAGACTCGTCTAGATGGTACTCAGGACCAAAGCCTGTTTGCAGAGTTTCTACTGACAGTCCTATCGGTTGTAGTTGCTTTCGGTTTTCGCGTTCATGGTCTATGGCATCGAGTGACACGAGCCAAGACTCCAACGATTCACGGCTAGGCGTCTTAATCGCTAAACCTAGGAACTTGCGTAGTTCCTTTTTGTCGCGGAGCATGACGCTAGCGCCTGAGCTGTAGGCGATAAAAACCCTGCCGTCATAATCAACGTAGGTTTCGACGGATTGAAACCTGCTGATCGCCAGCCTATCCCGCTTCATACCACCTCCAATCCACTTGAGCAGTGCGATGTTTGCCCTTTGAGTCTGCCAGCCAAGTTACAGTTCCATCGACCACAATCATTTCAGGCTGTTGCACGGTATGAAAGCTATGCTTGCAGGCTGGGCATTTACGCAGTCGCCAGAAGCCGCGATCTGCTGTCCTGTTAGTGCTAACAACATCAGTCAGGTGTGAGCCACAGCTAGGGCATGGCGGACCCATTTTGTTCGCTGGCATGGTTTACCCCCAACCCCAGATCAAGCTGGAGCTGTTGCTCTGTAGTGAATGCTTTTTTGGCGGTCCCTTCTTCAAAATCAAGCGCATTTCGTTTTCAGAGGCTCGAATCATCTTGCTAGTCGTGTCTCGTCCAATCTTGAGTGTTTTAGCGATTTGAATAATTGGCATTTCACCGCCTGTATCTAGTCCGTATCTCATGGATAAGATTTGGCGGTGATCAGACGACATGTGTTCTAGCGCCTGCGTTACCGCTTCTATTTTCGTATCTTGCTCTAGCTCATCATCAACAGATGGACCCTCGCAGGCGATCATCTCGATCCACGAGCTAGCGTCATCGTGACCGTTAGTTTTGATTTTGGCATCAAGGCTACCGGCATCAATGGATGCTGCTAGGTAGTCCTTCATCGCCCGTTCGGTGACGCCTGCAACCTCAGCACACTCGGCAATGGTTGGTGTTCTGCCGTGCTGCGCCTGGTATTCAAGGGTGAACGACCGCACTTTTCGCAGGGCATCACCAGCGCCGGTTGGCAGTTTGATCATGCGATCCTGCACTTGGATCGACCGCATGATGCCTTGCCTAATCCACCAGTAGGCATAGGTCGAAAATTTGTACCCACGAGCAGGGTCAAACAGCTCTACAGCGCGGATCAATCCGATATTGCCTTCCTGCACGAGATCGTGCATGGTCAGGCGATTAGTCAGGTGTTTGTATTTCTTGGCAACGCCTACGACAAGACGCAGGTTGCCTTTGATCATGCGTTCCTTGGCGCGTCTGCCAATCCGCAGGATGCGTTGCTCTTCTTTGCTGGGCTGGTCAGTTTGAACTGCGATCATCTTCTGAATCGCATGTCCGAGTTCGATTTCCTCTGCTGCGGTAAGCAAAGGGATTTTGCCGATTTGATTGAGGTAGTCGCGCAGTGTGTCTGACATCAGTCAAAAAGAAGGGGGGCTTTCGCCCCCGGGTACGTTAGTGCAGAACGCTTAGAAAGGCATGTCCTCCGACACACCTTTTGCCTTGGGCGGCAGGGTGAAGTCGTTGACGGCAACGTCCAGCGATGCGCCAGGGCTGCCGTCTTTGCGCTCGAAAGTTTCGATGTAAGCCTGCCCGGTCACTGTGACTTGACTGCCTTTGGTCAGGTAATCGTCCACGACTTTGGCACGCGGACCCCAGACTGCACAGCGCAATGCGGTTGTGCGATCTTCGCCTTTGACTTTTTTGTTCACCATCAGGGTGAAGTTGGCAACCTCACGATCACCAACGGTCTTGAGTTCAGGGTCAGCGGCAAGATTGCCTACTGCGGTGATTTGGAGCATGATCCGAAGAATTTGGAGAGGATAATCGACAAGGCTTGCGGCGCCGTATATTCTCTGGCTTGCATGAAGTGCTCAAGCTGCGACCGTAAGTGTGGCGGTAACAAGCTTTCAAGTTCAGCAGGCTGATGATGCTTCATGGTGTGACGCTGTGCGGCATAGGCTGCCGCCATTTGCGCGTGCATCATCTCATCAGACATGGCGCTGCCGTGATTAGGTTGACAGACGCTCCTGAATAAACAGCAGGTGTTTAGGGAGCGTGATGTGAGCAGTCATTAGCTCACCTTCAGGCACGCTGAATTCCTTGTTGAACTCCTTGATAATCTTGTTGCGTTTAACAACAGGTTCTGCCGCTAACAGGTCGCGGATCGTTTTTAGATCTTTGTCTGTTATGGGCAGCTCTTCAGGGTCAAGCTCAGGTGCCGTCTCTTCCTTTGTAGCAGCGGCAACTGGTTTTGCTTTTGCTGGAGCTGGAGCCTCAACAGTTGGTTGTACTGGAGCTTCCTTTGCATCTTCGACTTCCTCTTTAGCCCATAGCTCGTAGCCGAGACCAAAGAAGTAAGCCGCTGCAGCACATAGCCCGCGACGATGTGTGTCAGTTAGGACGCGGCAGGATACCTTGTCAAACTGAACAGGCTGGTTGCGGTGATCCTGGCAGGGATACGGGAAGCAAACTGTTGCTTCACCTTCAGGACCACGGAAGTAACCCATGATGTAGCCAGTGTTATCAGGCGCACGCCAGACGTGACTGCCGTTGTCGTCTGCCATTAAGGCAAACTGCCAGCCAGGTGCATGGTCGTGCAGGTAGTGCGCAATCCTCGCCCAAGAAACGTAGTCAGCGGCGTAGGATCCTGTGCCCTTACGGAATACATCATCTTTAGTGATGACGCCCGCAAGATTTGGGTAGGTCATGAGTTGGTTGTTAACGCAGTGAGCGTGATGATGGCGCCAGGCTGCTCGCCTTCTACGCAGTATCGCTTGGTGGCATTAAGGGTCACCACCTGTCGATCATCATCAAATAGAACGCCTGTTAAGGCATCGTGTGTTGATCTGACGAGCTTTTCGATGTCGCCATTTCGTGCTGAAGTGCAGTGCTGGGGGGCGGACGGGCGTAAACCATTTTTGCCCAGGTGGTAGGCTGGTCTTTGGAACTTGAATACTACCGAAAGTGCCATGGCAGGGGCAGTATCCCAGCCAGTAGGTTTAGCGGCTAGGGCTGCGTATTTCACGTCCTGCCGCCATGGTTTGACGTTCTTGCTGGATTCCACCATGACACCCTTGCCGATGTGCTGTTTGCTGCCTTGAGGAGCTGGCAAGCCATGTACAGCAAAGGTGATGGAATCGTTCAAGATGCGGTGCGAAGCTGGTAGTAGATTGTCACGTTTCTGGTAGCAAGTCCACTGTCGATGTCTTGCTCCTTGATCGTACGGATTGCTTTTTCAGCATCCTTGCTGTGCTTATAGCTGTTGCGCTGGCAGCGTGTGTATTTAGCGTTAGGGAACTCGTAGATGCCATCGTCGGTCTGGAAGCTATCAAGCTCGCCTAAAGCCATAGCGCCTTCGATTTGTTCCTTGATAAAGGCTTCGCGGGCATCTAGCTCCTCGCGTTCTGCGCGAACGGCTAGCAGTGCGTCGATCAGGTCTTGAGCGGTTGTCATTGTGCGCGTTGAGCGGTGGGGCAAAGCAGTTGCTGCTGCTCGATGTATTGCAAGGTGATGCCAGCGCCTAGGACGGCGATCAGGCAGAAGAAAAAGGCAGGGCTGAGGCGTAGTGCTGGACGGCGGTAGGAGTCCAGTAGGACGTACAGCCCGCGCTGTAGGCGAACGGTGCGCTTCATCTAGTGGTGATCTTGATCCGATTAGACAACTCTTGAATCAGGTCGCGTCCGTAATCAGTGCCGGGATCAGTGCCATGACGACGTAGCAGATCTGCTGCCAGCTCGTATAGCTCATCGCACAGTTCGTTAGCGATGTAGGTATCGAGGTCACTGGCGAGTTCAGCGGCTAGCTGGCGCTCGTCTGTCTCTGTAAGGTCGTAAGGCATGGTGTGAATACGCAGTGAGTGGGAGCCCCCGGTATGAGGGCTGATTGATCAGGCGGTAGCCCAGCGGCGAGCGGTGGATGGTGTGCAGTGCCAGTATTCGGCTACCTGTTTCCATGTCCATCCGCGCTGGCGTTGTTCATTGATGCGCTGGCTTTTGGACTTGCTGAAGTGCCAGATCAGGAGCAGTGGCAGCAGCAGCAGTGCTAGTAGCCAGATGGCGGTTGTGGTGATCATGGGTGTGAATACGCGTTGGGCGTGAGGCGCTGTGCCTCATGGGTCCATTATGGCACCAGATCGGGTGGAAAGCAAGTCATTTCCACCCCAGAAACAATCTGAAACAACTACTGCGCTGCGTTGGCGGCAGCCTGCTGCATGTCCTGCTCTACCAGCCACGCAATCCGTTCCTGGTACAGCCCGGTATAAGTGCTGCAGGTGCGTCCAGATTGCTCGTACAGCCAGTCCAAGTAATCCTGCCGACGCTGCTCAGTTTGTGGATCAGTCATGGTTTTACTTGATGCCATCGCAGATTAAGTAGTGAAGGTGACTACTGGGTTTCAAGCTCGTTGGCAATGGCTAGCAGATCAGTGACATCAATCCTGTACTCGGTCTCACCATCATCGAAGATGATGCGATAGCCCAATTCATTCGCAGCAGCTCGTAGGGCGGCGGCAACGCATTGGCGAGTGGCGTTCCTGCCGTCAGGTGCTTGATAGGCTGCCTCTAATACAGCCCAGGCTTGTGGTGAAAGGTTAGACGGGGTGATGGGATGTTGCTGTGTCATAGGTGATTAGTGGAAGCGGTTACTGGGCTTTGTGGAAGTCGTCTAGTTCGGCGTACAGTACTGCTGCAGCGTTTTCCCAGTACTGGTGATCATTGAGCCACGCTGCCACTTCCTGAATTGCGGCCACGGCTTCCTCTGTCCAGTCAGGAGTGTTTGCATCCACAACTTCGGCACTGCCGATAACCCAGCGCACGCGCTCGACTAAATCGCTGTTTGCACTTGGCCTGTTGGGGTTGGTGTAGTTAGACGCTGTTCCGAACCCATCCATGCAGTCGAGCCAAGGAGCGTCGTCTTTATCGGGAAGGTTGTGTTCAGTCATTTATGAGGACCAATGCAAATTACACGCTCGCCAACAACAATAATCATGGCAATCTCAATACGAGGAATGTCACCACCAAAACCGATGCCGAAAAACAAGGTTTTGTCAAAGTCTGCCTTGCGGATGGAAAACCATTTGGTCATCTCAAGCTCCCAATAAAAACTCCACCAAGAAAAACGCCAACAACGAGCAGGCTGATTTCTAATTCAGTCATCAAGCCGCTCCAGTGCGGATTGGATTAAAGCCCACGAATCAGCAGTCTCAATTCCATTTGAAAGATCCTTAAGGAC